TTCAGAATCTGGTGCTGCGGGATATGCTGATTCTTCACGACAGTCTGGATTATCGGGGTCTAATTGATTGTGCTCTGGATACATGCAAGCAGACCCAGAATAAAACACTTTAGTTACATTTTTACCAAGAAAGTCATTATATTTCCTTACAGACTCAAGAACATTAAGATTGATACTTGCTGAGTTGTGCATAATATCCGCATCATTTTCTCCACTGAATACGAAACCAGCACCACCCATGTCTGCAGCGAATTGATAAATCTCATCAAATGCCTGAAGATATCTTGAAGGAACGAACTTATAAAAATTTCCCCTGTCTCCCTTATATTGAAGGACTCTCTCTACAAAAGATAAGTCTCTCAAATCTCCAATTACAAATTCATTTGCTTCAGTTTCAGAAAACTCAGGATACTTAAGATCTACCCCACGAACCCAATATCCTTCCGATTTCAATTTTTTTACCATGTGACTTCCAATGAAACCACCAGCACCAAGAACAAGTGCTTTCTTTACATATTGACTCATAAAGAATTAATAATCTCTGTAGTATGTATTATACAAAAAAAGAGGAGTTTATGCAACTCCTCTTATGAAACTCAGGCTCGCCACTTATTTTGATTACGAGGAAATAAGAAACTCGGCGGGAGTAAGATCCCATCCGCACCACCAATTCTTATGGTAAAATTGGAAACCTCAGAAGGTCATCTTTTTAGACAGTCTAGAAATAAGATCATCTAATTTTGCTTCTAAAGAAGCAAGTCTCTCTTGATCAGAACCGCCACCACCACTTTGGGTAGATACTTTTTCTTCCAGAGCTTGAAGTCTTGCTTCAACTTCAACATCATACTTTGACATTGATGCTCCACTTTCAGATTTTGATCTTGTTGCCATGTTTATTAGATTGAACTCTTCTGTTATTTAGTTTTAAGGGGTCTTATGACTCCACCAGTACTTTTAAAGTCTCTCCGTGACTAAGGGGTTTGCTCCCGACCAGTGCTGTTATAGACCATCCGTGTCTTCATCATCTTTAACATAACAAGGAACCCTATCGGGGTCTAACCATTTAGTGTACTCAAAATCTTCCATTGCGGTCATCAATTGCATTTCATTATCACAGAGATACATATCTCTATAACGACCCGTATAAGAATCTACTTTTTGAATACGACAGTCTGGTTTACCATTAATTTCCAAGGTGCCAACTTGAATATAACGGTAAGGAAATCGTTCCATAAGAACGGTTGGTTTCCTAGTAACCTTCATCAGGCAACCTCAACAGATTCAAGATCTTGATAGACATATTCCATAAGCATCTCATAATCATCTAGAGGATCACCAGAGAATACTACACCTTCACTTTCATAGTACCGACGAACCTTTTTGTAGAGTTTCGGATTCTTTACATCAAGGTAGAAATCGCCGTTTGCTGCACCACGAAGAGTTTGAATGTCTTTCTTGAATTTTGCTGTAAGAGTCATTGTTTTGAATGTTGACCTTAGTATTATAAAGGTTTGACTTGGAGAAGTCAAGGTGGACAGTGTTGTTTCTGTCCTATGCCCGTTGCGTGGATCGAACACGCCTATGTCGTCTTATGAGGACGCTCCTATCACCAGATGGGTAAACGGGCAAGTGGTTCTGCGGAGAATTGAACTCCGTTCAGACACTTATAAGGTGTCGGCCTTAACCAATAGGCGACAGAACCTCAAAAATCACGAACCTTCTTCGTGGTCAGTGTGGATGTGTATCAATTCTTCATCCACATCAGGTTTTAATGAATCCAATGCATACTTTATAGTTTCTTTGAAAGGAACTATTACAGCACTTCTATTTCCATCTTTAATAATGAATGATTCACCATTTTCAACTCTTCCTATCAGATTATCAAAATCTGCTTGAAATTCTTCTATTGTAAACGATTGAAGGTCTTCTAGTTCTTTCATTTTCATAAAGTGATTATTAATCCGGGTGGAAGGTACTGCCCCCTCTTCGCTGCGTCCCAAACGCAGAGTTATACTTTTCTACTACACCCGGTTATTGTTTATATATTCTTCAATTAGAGGAGAAACTAATTGACGATATCTTGAATGAAACATTCTATGATGATTTGGACATAGAGGAATTAAGTTATTAGGATTGTTATTATTTTTATTACAATCCATATGATGGACTTCAACTATATGTTCAAATTCACAGATACAACATTTTTTGGAATGATATTTAAAACATATTTTTCGATATGCTTTATCTCCATCAAATCCGTCTTTATAATTTGGATTATTTTCTCCACTTCTAAAGTAAGTATTTGAACAGGAATGAGAGCATACTATTTTTTCTCTTTTTGCTCCAATAGAAGTTTCGAATAACTTTTTACATACCGGACATTCTTTTTCAATTAATTCATATTTTCTTGGAACTTTATATTTTGGAATTTCTACATCATAAAGTTTAGAAATTTTTTTAAGATATGCACGACAAGCACCATTTTCAGATAAACCCAATTTTTTTAAAACTTGAGCAGGACCGTTAGAACCTTTACAAGCATTTATAAGTTCTTCTTTAGTAGTGCTTCTTTTTTTCATATTAAAGTTAAAAATCCAAAACTATTTATATAAGTAATATGTTTTGGAATAAAATCAAATCAAATCACTTACTCCTTTTTCTATGTATGAACATTATACCAGCAAAAGGAACGACTGTCAATCCCATCCCACATAGAAAAAGAAAGAAAGGACTTGCTGCGAGTGTCTCAACGAGATGAAAAATCATCTTCCCCTCCAGTGCTTGTATTCATAATACATGTATTGGTCCACTTCGTCAAGCCCCTGTAATGGTCCAGTATCCTCTCTGTAAGACCACTCGATACAAAACTGTTTGATATCGTGATTATGTATAACAGAATGACCATGCATTCTCACGAAAGAAGACATTGCAAAGTTGTATCTCTTTTTAATGTGCTGTTCCATTGCCTTTATAGTCGTCGGAATCGTAGTAGTCTCCTTTATTTGTTCCAACATAAAGAGTAGCAATCACAAAAGGTATTGCAACTATAATCAATATTTTCCCTAGTAGATGTTCCATTACTGCTTATCCTCCATTTGCTGATAAGTACATCCTTTGAAATCTCTTATTTCATCAATTGACAATAAAAACATAGCAGTCAGACCCAATATGAAAGCAAAAATAACTTGTGGTAAATTATAGTTACAATCATTTGCTGTTGGGTCTTCTTCATCGTCGGGACGGTACACCATCACATTCCTCCGTTTCTAAATCCAACTATGTAACCAATAATAAGTCCGCACATAAATGCAATAAACATGTAGAGCATATGTGACAGAAACTCAATGAATATGAGCCAGTCCGTCGTCGTCATCGTCGTCTTCGTATGTTGATGGTTCTTCAAAAAGTTCATCCATTTTTTGCTGCAGAATTCTTTGCTGCAGTTCTTTGATATCCTCTTCTGTAAATTTTACCACTAGTAAAGGGTCTCCTGCTTTAACGTCGTTAAGTTCGGGGTGTTTTACTTTTGGACTTTTTGAATACCCATGATGAGCATTCATTATCATCCAGCCCTGCACAATCATTGTTAGGGATATTCCCACCAAGACCAACCAAGGAACTAAAAAGATTAGTTCAAAGTGATGTTGAGCCATGGAAATAGTGGCGGAATAACTCCTATCAGTCTCAACAATCCCTCAGCAAATAAAGCAAGAACAACCCAACCAACGCACATAGAAATAATGGAAGCATTCCTATTGTGCCTTCGTATAGCAGCATCAATCATCTCCTGAGCTTCTGATCTTGTAATAAATTCCTCTTGCTCATGCATCATTTTTCATCTCCAAGAAATTTTGCAAGAGGATCTCTTCTAGTCTTTACAATTTCAACTGCTCTCTTATAGAACATGTTGTCAATATTACCAGACTCTTCAAAAGTTGCTTTAATCTTCACCCAATTATCATAAGTATGCTGATCCATTAGGATTTTGGTGATAGTACTACTATATACTATTCACGAGTATTATAAAGTCAACAAATTGTCAGTGTTTTGTAACACTAGGATACAGAAAACGGAATAAAATATTAAATTGGTATCTTATGTAACTAAAACGGAGAATAATGGAATCGAACCATCAGGCTATTAACCTGGCATCGTTTTCAAGACGATTTACCGACCATCAGTGCTATTCTCCATATAAAGTCAACGAATTTCGAAGTCTAATCTACGAACTTTACGTTGTCTTCTTGCCTCTTGCCAGGCAATATCTTGAGAGGATAACACACTTGTTTTTTGTGTTTCCTTTAAAGAGTTTAACATAACAACTCTAGATAAGTCAAGTGCTGAAATCTTATCACCACGAATTGTTGCCATATTAGGGCATCCACAAGTAACTGTTTTACTTGGATGACCTGTTATCTCTCTATTGCAATCTTTGCATCTTATAGAAATCATTTTTCATTCCTTTAAATACGACCTTAACATCCAAACAAATTTACCATGAGTTTCAATTAAATCTTGAGCAATATTTGACGTAGTATATTGCTTTGTTTTTTCCGATTCTTCCACTACTGTTGTAAGAAGTTCAATTATTTTTTTATTATCAGAAAGTAACTGAGATACCATAGACCTATCAGTTGGACTTAATGATGCCTCTGGAATCTCAGATGTCTCAATAACTGTACTGATTGACGAAATAGCCTTCATGCGAAGATATCTCATGTGCTCAGTTAATCTATCTAACTCACCTTGCATTGTAGTGTATTGTTCACCAAATGCTTCATGGAGTTCAAAAAAATCAGAACCAACTACATTCCAATGATACACCCATGTCTTCTGCATTAAGCAAAAAAGACTTGTTTGTGTTTTATGTAATGATTGGTATAACTCGTTCATTATCTTTTTGAAATATTTATGTAATATGCCCGATACAGGTTCCGCCCCTGTCAATGCCTGCTTGTAAGGCAGGTCTCTTCACTAGCTGAGTCATCGGGCAAGTTTATCACACCTGCATGAACCATTCTATGACAATTAGAACATAAAAGAACGCATTTGTCAAGTTCTAATTTAAGTTTATCCCACCCAATACTATTGCGAGTTAAATTAAACTCTTTTATTGTTGGGTCTAAATGGTGAAAATCTAATGCAGAATAGTGTTTATCAAAACCACAGCAAATACATTTTCCACCCTTATATTCAACCATTTTATGTTTAGTTAAAACAAATCTTTCATTCCTATACTTATTGGCGCAAGACTTACATGACCATCGTTTTTTAGAATCATAAGTATTTTCTTCAGTGAGTTTTACACTGCAGAACTTACAATTATCTACATATTTTGGTGGTTTATAGGTTGTAAGATTATACTTTCTCAACCAGTGTCTTACAGAACCAGAACTTTTGTTGACAAGTTTAGAAATTTGTCGAATACTTTTTCCGTCAGAAACTAATTGAGATAGATAATCCTTTTCCATAATACTAACACATTTCTTATATTATTTATACTAGAAATGTGTTAGAACTCCACTCCTAGGTACTGCCCCTAGCAATCTCCGATTAACAGTCGGGCCCGTTCGCTTGCTCGGTCGAGTGGAATGTTCTACTACTTAGAACTTACAAAATCATTAATCGTCTCTGCTTGCTTAAGAACATCCTGTAGAGTTGGAAACTCTGGATAATCCATTTTCACAATATTTGCAGAATTTGCATTCCAATAACGAGCAGTATCCACTTCAATACTATACTGGTCATTCAGCATATTGTATGCTTGTTTAAAGATTTCAAAACGAAGTTCATAAGGTGTCATAGTTACTCTCCTGTGTGTTTGTGTGTATAAAGAACCTTAAGGTTCAGAGCGAGTGACGGGGATCGAACCCGTGACAAGAGCTTGGAAGGCTCGCATGTTACCGCTACACCACACTCGCATTTGATGGAGTAAGTGTGATATATCTCATAAGGATATAACAGTGACTTACCCTCTATCACTTTTATATATGGAGATAAACTCCAACAGGCAAGGTAGGACTCGAACCTACAATCGGCAACTTAGAAGGTTGATGCATTATCCATTATGCTACTTGCCCATATAAGTTGGGAATGCATAAGACGGTGCCTTATGTATATTACCAGAAGTGTTAGAGGACTTCCGAACCAACAAAACAATCATACCAGTTCAGGATTTGATTGTCAAGTCTATTATCTGATATCCACTTCTTGGTCTCCCCACCCCTCTTCTTCTAGGCAAAGGTAATCGAGTTCCTCAGTTCCATCTGGAATGTTTATCCACTCATGAAACTCATCAATGATTGCAAGAGCATTCAGTTGGTCAACAGCATTTCCATGTTGAGTAAGAGTTTCAATCTTTTCAATTGCCCAGTCACGAATCTGCACCACAGGTTCAATCTGTGTTTCCATAATAATCTTTTCGGAAGTAGGTTCCTCCACTATAGAAGCACTTGGTTCTTCCGTCAAGTTCTCCAAAAAATTTCTAATCAATTTCAAAAATCCCATAAAGCAATTCTATTTTTTCTTTGGTTGTGTTTTTGTTCTTTTTTCTTTACCCGATTTAAATGTGGGTGAAGGATT